TGATGGATCAACTAACCACTTCGACGCAAAAGAAGGTGTTGGTATATATGGATATACAAGAGTAGATCTTGATGTTAAAGTATACCTCAAAAGATTAAGAGTATTAACAGGAAGTAAACTTATCATAACAAACGGTTGGGTAAGTAAAGCCTATAATACAAAACAAAAATGGGCTGAAGATAATTCCCATTTAAGTGGAATGGTTGTAGATATCAAAAAAGATATGGCAGACGTTCCAAAGTTTTTAGAAGATGCGTTTAAAGCAGGTTTTAAATACATTAAAGAATATGATGAATTCATTCATTTAGATTTAAGAGAAATATTATAAATGTCGATTGCAGAGTTTTTATCGCCGAAAAAGAAAAAGTCAAATCTTTACGCGGACTTCCATAAGGATCTTCGTGTTAGTCCTGTGTCGAAAGACATTGCATTACAAAAAGATGAAACTGCAGTTAAAGATGCAATTAAGAATCTTATATTAACGGATCGTGGTGAAAGACCAATGCAACCATACCTGGGTGGTAATATTCGTGATATGTTATTTGAAAATTTAACTCCGGGAACACTCAAACTTATTAAAGATAGAGTAACATCTACAATTACAACATACGAACCGCGGGCAAGTTTAATAGACGTATATGTTTCAGGCGATTTGGATGCAGGATCTGTTGTGGTTAAAATTACTTTCTTCATTCGTAATGAACAACAACCAATTTCGTTAGATGTTATATTAAAAAGGAATAGATAGAGATGGCAAATCCAAAAACACCAATTACTGAATTAGACTTTGATGCGATCAAAGATCAGTTTAAGGTATATCTTCAAACGCAAACACAATTCAAGGATTATAACTTTGAAGGGTCAAACCTGTCTGCCTTACTTGATGTACTTGCATTTAATAGTTATAATAATAACTTCTATACGAACATGGCACTTAACGAAATGTTTCTTGACTCCGCCGTCCTCAAGAACTCGATCGTTTCTCATGCAAAAGAATTAAACTATATTCCAAGATCTCGTAAATCTGCTAAGGCTATCGTTGATATACTTATTACTGATACAACCTCTACTGAATCTACTATCACAATTCCACAATACTTTGCTTTGTCTGCTAACTATCAAGGTGAATCGTATAACTTTGTAACGAATGAATCATATACTGCAAGAAGAACTGAAGTAGGTAAATACGTAGCACAAAACGTTGAACTGTTTGAAGGTGAAATGTTAGTAAGTTTCCAAAAAGAAGGATTCATTGTTGATGCTGATGGCGTATTAAGAGTCTTCCTTACAAACAACGAAGTAGATACGGATTCAATTGTTGTCTTCGTTGATGCAGAAGCAACCGACGATCAGAATATATTCTCAAGGGCTAATACTATTTACGGTGTTAAACCAACAGACAAAGTATTCTATCTTGAACCATATCTTGATGAAAAGTATTCTATTTACTTTGGTAAGAATCAATTTGGTTTACAGCCTGAAGAATTCGAAGATGTAAGAGTACGATATAGAATATGTTCAGGTATTGATTCTAACGGAGCAGGTAAAGATAGTTCGTTCTCAGGATCCTTTATCGAAAACGCAACAGTTTCTGCTTATACATTAGCCGCAGCATCAGGTGGTTCTGAAAGAGAGTCAATGGAATCTATTCGATACTTTGCTCCTAAAGCTTTACAAGTTCAAGAACGAGCAGTAACAACAAAAGATTATGAAGTACTATTACAACAAGCATTCCCTGAGATATCTGCAGTCTCTGCTTATGGTGGAGAACAGTTAGATCCACCTCAATTTGGGCGTGTTGCTATTTCTGTTTATTTAAACGATGATACACAAATCATATCTTCCACATTATCTAATTCTTATCTTGCTTATTTAAAAGAAAGAGCACCGTTAGGAATTGAACCTATTTTTAAACAGACCGAGTTTGTTTATGGTGATATGGAAGTGATTGTAAATTACACTAAAAAGAATACAGAAAAAGGTGAAGCAGAATTAGAAACGTTAACAAGAGCAGCAATTCAAAAATATTCTACTGATAACCTTGAAGGATTTGATAAAACTTTAAGACGATCTAAAGTATCAGGTATTATTGATGGATTAGATGCAGGTATATTAAGTAGTGAAATTACAATATGTCCTGTCATTGAATATTCTCCACCACTTAATTTTAATACAAATCCAACATTCAGATTTGAAACGCCGTTAGTAAGACCTTATATTTACAATGCGGCAAATGGTTTCACAAACTTTAAGCCTGCCATTAAATCAACACCCTTTGATATAAATGGTACTTGTGTATTCTTCCAAGATGATGGATTAGGTAATATTATGATCATCACCGACGAAGTAACAAATCCACAGATTATTAATCCAGCTGCAGGTACTGTTGATTATGATAAAGGTGAAGTGAAATTAACAAACTTTAAGGTAGAAACATATACAGGCAGTGCAATTAAAGTATCTGGGAAAACAATAGATAACGATGTTGTTGCTCCAAAAGGACGTGTGTTTATATTAAGAGATACAGACGTTAAAGTAGTAATGGCGTTGGACGAGTTCATATCTCCACAGTCTGTTAACTCAACAAGTTATTAATAAGAGAGAAAAAAATAATGCCTCAGGGTGAAATCGAAAAAAATCTGTCGCTTTTCATTAAGAATCAGTTCCCCGCTATTTACAGGGAAGATGGACCTGAGCTTGTTAAATTAGTTGAAGAGTATTATAAGTGGTCTGAAACCCAAGCAGACCAGCATATCTATCAATCAAGGCGTTTATTTGAAACGAGAGATATTGATAGTACGCTTAATAGTATGCTTATCTTCTTTAAGAAAAAGTTCTTGGCTGATCTTCCACTCAAAACCAGCGTCATTAAGTTTGTTGTTAAAAATATACTTGACCTGTATCGTTCAAAAGGTACTGCTCGAGGTATTGAGTTATTCTTTGCTATATTTTATCAAGAGTTTGAAATTGAAATTTTGTATCCTGCCGAACAGATGCAAAAGGTATCTGACTCTGAATGGAAGCAAGGTACTTATCTACAGATGTTTCCAAACAATAACTTCTTTACATCAAAGACTAATAAAGAATATGAGTATCTTGATTTATTAGCTCGTAACATTGAAGGGTCGGTAAGTGGTGCAAAGGCATCTGTAAGATCAATTAACTTCTTTATTCTAAATGGTGTTAAAACGCCCGTGATATATCTTGATGGTATTCAAGGTACATTTAGTAAGTATGAAGATATTCTTTGTAATGTAAATGGTGAAGTAGTACAGTTTGGTAAAGCAAACGGATCTCTTTCAAAGTTTACTATTGTCGATAGATCAGATGTAGGCGCAAAAAGAAAGAATCTCGCAGGTAGAGAAATTGGTGAAGTTCTTAATGTACATCAGAAAGATGGTAATGCAGGTAAAGCAATTGTCACGGCAGTTACAGATACAGCCTCAGGTCAAATTAAATATGATTTAGAAGATGGCGGTTATGGGTATACGATTGCGAATACAAGATTACTTGTTTCAGACCAATCTATTATTCTTGATAACAGTGAGAATGGTTTTAATCAAGAATTTGTTATAGGTGAAACGTTACAAGATGCGTTAGGTCGTACTGGTATCGTTATCGGACAAAATTTATCTTCAATAGGAATTAAGCTTAGCACAGCAAACGCTAGTACTGGATTTGAAGACAATGTTGCACTGACAACAGTCAGGCCAAATATTCTCGTTGACGGCGTGTCTACTCCTGTACCTCAAATAACAATTAACTTGTCTGATGTAGCAAATCAATTAGTAACCGTGAACGGTTCTTCTCCTGGTCCACTTTATCCTGATACGTTAAGTGTAAACGATGTAAAAGTTTCATCACTAACCGATACATCTATTGCTTCTATTATTACTGACGTCATAACGCCATTCTTACCAATACAATTACATCTAACTGATATTGGTCCAACTGTGACTGGTGATGCAAACGTAAGTGATTATAATAGTGGCGCAACTAATATGACGGGCACCACCGTTGCTCCAAATATTTACACAGTATTATCAGACGCCTTTGATATTCAAGATTTAACGATTGGTTCTATTGTAGGATTTGATAATATTAATCCTGGTTCCGATTATCAGAGTGATGTATTTGCGATTGCCCAAGATTCATTACTTAAAAATGTAGATCGTAAGAATCAAGTTGTTTTATTTGCTGATGCAGGTGATGCAGGTTCGTTCTCTGTAAGAGATAGAATACGAGGTGTAACTTCTGCTATAAGTGGTATCGTAACAAAGGTTAACCAACAAGATGGATTTATTACAATTACTCCATTTAATATTGATGGATTAAACAAAAACGAAAACATTGCATTTGAGAATGCACCAAGTCAGGTAAAAAATGTTTTAAGTATATCAACCGATTTTGAAGGAACTTCAAGATTTGGCGATAACGCGGTTATTAAATCAGAAACAGAATTTGCCGTAGGAAAGATTTCAGAAGTAAATATATT